GCGCAAATACAACTGTAGAGGCAGTTTTAACAGATAACACACAATCAATAACATTAAATTTTAACAATACAACATTAGGCGACCCAGATGTAGTTTTTAATACTGAAACATCTGTGTTTCAATATTTTGAAGATGATTATTTAGAAAATAATCCAGGCACTATAAATAATGTTATTACTTCATATGTAGGAGATTATTGGAGTGAAACAGTAGAGGGACAACATACATTATTAGATTCTGAGGTAACATAATGGCATTAACAAAACGAAGTACAAAGGGTAGTGCATTAACACATACAGAAATGGATGCTAACCTAACTCATTTAGGTGGTGATGGTTCATATGTAATGCCAACAACTGATGGTGAGAGTGGACAAGTCATGTCTACAAATGGTAGTGGTCAAGTTTCATTTACAACATTAACAGGTGTAACTGCTACAATTGCAAATGCATATCCTGTAGGTTCAATTTATATGAACGCCACTAATGCAACAAATCCTGGCACATTATTAGGATTTGGCACATGGGCTGCCTTTGGTGAGGGTCGTGTTCTTATAGGTATTGATTCTTCAGATACAGACTTTGATACAGCAGAAGAAACAGGTGGTTCTAAAACTCATACTCTTACAGAGGCACAATTGCCATCACATAGACACCAAGTAGGTTCTAACGATTCAGGCACAGGAACAGGTGGTGCAGCTGGTAATATGGAACTTGTTAGAGACGCTGGCACAGGTAATGGTCCTGCTGTTAATTCAAGTTTTACAGGTAGTGGACAAGCACATCCTATTGTTCAACCATATATTGTTGTCTATATGTGGAAAAGGACAGCATAGTCCGTATAAATAGTTAGCGTTATGCCAAAATGGGACGCTACAAATTCTAATAACTCAAATAGAATCAGCAGGACTTTTAAAGACCTGGACTTAGACTTTGGTCTAAATTCAGTAACTAAAGATGTAAACAAACTTACAGACGCTGAAGCAATTAAAAGAAGTGTTAGAAATTTAATTAATCTCAATAACTATGAGAAACCATTTAGGCCAGAGATTGGTTCAGGTATTAGAGGTTTATTATTTGAACCTATGACTGAATTAACATCTCATTTTATGCAAGTTAAAATTGCAGAGATATTAAATCAGTTTGAGCCTAGAATTAGTGTAAGTAATATTATAATCAATAATCAAGAAGATAGAAATGCTTATAGTGTTAGTATTCACTTTTTAATAAAGGGTACACAAGAGCCAGTAGTAGTAGACACATTTTTAGAGAGATTAAGATAAAATGACAAATGCAATTAGTAATAGATTAGATGTATCAGAATTAGATTATGATGGTATAAGAAATAATCTAAAAACATTCTTACAAAATCAAGCAGAATTTTCAGACTATGACTTTGAAGGTTCAGGTATGTCCGTACTAATAGACTTGTTGGCATACAATACACATTATTTAGCATATAACGCTAATATGTTATCAAACGAATTATATTTAGATAGTGCAGACATTCGTAAAAATGTTGTTGCATTAGCAAAACAATTAGGTTATACGCCTACATCTGTTACAGCACCTATGGCAACTATTGATATACTTGTTAATAGTGTTCCTACTACAACAGCTTCTATCACTATGGCAAAAGGAACTTCTTTTGTAACATCTATTGACGGTTTAAATTATGAATTTTTGACTAATGAAGCTATTACAATGACACCAACAGATGGTGTTTATAAATTTGAAAATGTAAAAATTTATGAAGGCACAGCAGTTACATTTCAATATACTGTAGATTCTTCAGATGTAGACCAGAAGTTTATTATACCAACTAATTTGGCAGATACATCTACATTAAAAGTAAAAATACAAAACTCATCAAGTGATACTACAACTAACACTTATACTAAATCAAACACACTAACAGAATTGAATGGTACATCAAAAGTTTATTTCTTACAAGAACAAGATGATGGTAGATTTGAAGTTTACTTCGGCGATGGTACTTTAGGAAAATCTTTAACAGATGGTAATATTGTAATCTTAGAATATATTGCAACTAATAAAGACGCCGCTAACGGTGCCTCTACTTTTGTATTAGGGGGAACTGTTGGTGGATTTACAGATGTTAGTATTACAACTAAATCTGTTGCACAAGGTGGTAGTATTGCACAATCAAATAACTCAATTAGATTTAATGCACCTTTAAACTTTCAATCACAAAATAGGGCAGTTACAGTAAAAGACTATGAAACTTTAACACAAACATTTTATCCTAATGCAGAATCAATAAGTGCATATGGGGGAGAGGATGCTGAAACACCTGTTTATGGCACAGTTTATATTGGTGTAGTTCCTAAGTCAGGTGCAACATTAACAGAAGCAACTAAATTAAATATTGTAAACAATTTAAAAAAATATAATGTTGCAAG